AAAACAAATATGCTGGTTTTTTAAAACAATATCCTTGGGATAGAATTGTAATTTTATCTCATACAAACACAGCAGCTGATGAAATTATAAAAGCCGTAAAAAATGTGGATGAAGAAACAGGTTTACCTGATATACCAGAAATAGCGCATATACCAGACACAAATTTGGAAGATCAAATATGTACAATTCACTCTTATTTTAAAGGAGAATATTTAAATATAAAAAAATATGAGCGGGAAGATCACAAAGCTTTTTGTAAAGATAATTCAGGAATGAATATTGTAAAAAAAAATACTCCTTGGGATAAACATCCTCTCTATGAGTTTATTTCTCACGCTCATGGTAAAGGTTATGACTTAACTTCTGAGAAAGAACTTGAAAAGTATTGGGCTCTTTGTGATAGGTCTCGTTATCAAAACTACCGTCTTCAAGGACCAGGTGGACTTTTAAAGTTAAAAGAAAAATATGATGAATACAGAAATGATCCAGAACATAAGAGAATATCTTTTGTAGACATGATAGATAATTTTAGATTTAATGCAGCTATACCTACTGATATAGATGTTTTAATAGTAGATGAAGCTCAAGACTGTAGTAAACCTCAGATAGCTGCGCTACAAAAAGCAGCCACATATGCAAAAGAATTTATTTTTATAGGAGATGCTGATCAGACTATTCACGAATATGCAGGATCAGACCCTGAATACTTTTATCAATTAGCTAACACAGAACAAGCAAAGGCTAATGAACTTACTGAAGGTTTAAGATGTGGCCAAACGATTAACAAAATATGTAGAAATATTATTGCACCTGTGTGGGAAGCATACGGTCGATACTCAGAAAGAACTTGGACTTCAACTGATGTTGTTGGAAAATCATATTATATACCTGGATTAAATCAAGGGTGTAAAGCAAAAGATGTTTTAATTAATAAAATTTTAAATACAGATGAAACATTTTTATTTACCTATAGAGGTAAACCTACTCATGAACGTATAAATGAATTTCTTCAGGATAATGGAATAGATTATAAAATGGTATCAGGCAGTGCTCATGTATCTAGAGAACATTTTAGTTGTTTTAAAAATTGGAAAACTTTTATGAATGATAAAGTTTCTAAACAACAGATAAAAGAATATTGGAAGTTAATGGGATCAAAAGTAAAAGTTAATGGTCAAGGTGATGTCGATAAACTTAAACCTTTAATTGATAGAGATTATAATATTCAGGAACTTATAGATGCAGGTTATTTAAAACCAGAAGTAAAACAATTTGAAAGATTCTCCCAACTTTTAAACCATGAAGATCTTTCTAAAAATGAAAAATTAATTGCAAAGATACCTTACATTAATAAAGTTTTAACTAATGGCATGGACACAACTAAAAAACCAAGAGTACAACACGATACAATACATAAAGTAAAAGGATTAACTTTTGATAATATCATAGTAGATCTATCAACATACCATCCAGAAACTAAAGGATTTGAAGCAACAAGACTAGCTTATGTTGCTTATAGTAGAGGGAGAATAGATTGTTGGACCATAGGATCTTCTGCTCCTTATTCTTTAGCAAAAATACAAAACAATTGGAGAAAAATTTTAGAAATTTAAAGGAGGAAACATGACAGACAAAAGTATATTTAAAGGAATGGGTTATAAATCACTAGACAAGCAGCATGGCGGGAGTCACTATAAAAAATTTACGATACAACCCGCAGAGTTTATAAATGAAAATAAATTTTTATTTGCAGAAGGCAACGCTATAAAATATATTTGTAGACATTCTATGAAAGGAAAAGAAGAAGACATTAAGAAAGCAATACACTATTTAGAAATGATATTAGAAAGGGATTACAATGTGTAAACATCCAATTGATCTAGACTTAGAAGGTGTAGATACAGTAGCTATTGATATAGAAACTTACGATCCAAATCTTAAAACAAAAGGTCTAGGTGCGGTTAGGCAAGATGGTTTTATTACAGGTGTAGCTGTAGCTACCGGTAAAGACACAGTTTATTTTTCATTAAAACACAGTGATGACGATAAGTCAGAAGAAGAATTAAAAGAGTTTTGGGATCAAATGAATACAAAACTTTTACAAAACGATAAGATTGCAAAAGTATTTCATAATGCAATCTATGATGTTTGTTGGTTAAGAGCAACGACAGGTAAAATGTTAAAAGGAAAATTGTTAGATACAATGGTAGCTGCTTCTATAATTGATGAGAACAGATTTAAATATGGATTAGATGCTTTAGCCAAAGATTTTCTTGGTGAAAATAAATACAAGTACGACTTACAAGAAAAAACTTTTGAATGGTCTGGTGGCATGCAAAGAGATCCAATGTCTAACATGCACAAACTACCTTCTAGTGTAGTAAAAGATTATGCAAAACAAGACGTAGACTTAACTTTAAAATTATGGAATTTATTTAATAAAGAATTAGACAAAGTATTATACATAAAACCTGAAGACAATAAAGAGTATACATGTAGAAATATTTTTGAATTAGAAACAAGATTATTTCCTTGTCTAGTTGACATGAAATTTAAAGGAGTTAGGATAGATACCCAAAAACTTGAACGTCTTGGTAAAAGACTAACACTTAGAAGAGACAATCTTTTAAAAATAATAAAAAAACATACACAATTAGATCTTCAACTGTGGGCAGCAACTTCTATAAAACAATTACTAGATAATAGAGGTATAACAAACTTTGAAAAGACTGCTAAATCAGCAATGCCTAAACTTCCAAAAGATTATTTAAAAACTCATGAAGATAGGTTTTTAAGAATGGTATCAAAAGCAAGAGAAGCCGATAAAGCTGTAAATACTTTTATCGAAGGTTTAAAAGGTTATGTTTACAAAGGTAGAATACACGCAGATATAAATCAAATTAGAGGAGATGGTGGAGGAACTGTAACTGGTAGATTCTCAATGAGTAATCCAAACTTACAACAAATACCTTCTAAAGGTTATATAGGTAAGAAGATGAGGGAGCTATTTATCCCTGAGGAAGGCCATAGATGGGGTAGTTTTGACTATTCTCAGCAAGAACCGAGGATTGTGGTGCATTATGCAATAAAGAAGATAATGAACGAAAAAGAAGGTGAAGAATTAAAAAAACAATTTGATGATTCTGAAGCAGACTTTCACCAGATAGTAGCTGACATGGCTAACATATCTAGAAAACAAGCTAAGACAATTAACCTTGGATTGTTTTATGGTATGGGTAAAGGTAAATTAGCAGCAGAGTTAAATTTAGATACAACTCAAGCAAAAACTTTGTTTGATACTTACCATAGAAAAGTCCCCTTTGTTAAAAAATTATCAGATGGTCTAATGCAATTTGCTAAAAATAATAAATTAATTTTTACTCTTGAAGATAGATTTTGTAGATTTGATAAATATGAAAGCGTTAATAAAAGATGGAATAATAAAATACGTAAGTTTGAAGAATGGGATCCTAAAGCTGAAGAGATAAAACAAAAAGATGGTACAATTAAATATGAAGGTGAATGGATTACTCCTAAATTATTATCAAAAGAAGAAGCTTGGGATAGATTTAAATTACAATTCAATGAAAAATCTGAAAAGAAAATTGAACAATTTACTGAAGAAGAAAGAAAAAATTGGTTTATACAATACTTTGTTCCTGCTTTTACTTATAAAGCTTTGAATAGATTGATACAAGGATCAGCTGCTGATATGACAAAAAAGGCAATGGTCTTGTTATATGAAAAAGGTATAGTTCCTCACATACAGGTACACGATGAGCTTTGTGTATCAATCAAGGACCACGAAACACGGATCATGGTTCAAGAAACAATGGAGAATGCAATACCTTTAATGGTTAAAAACAAAGTAGACTATGAATCTGGACCAAATTGGGGTACAATAAAATGAGGATAAATTATGGCTTACTTAAATGCAAACATACCGGCAACCTATGCACAAATAAAAAGAGAATATTTATATGATCTTAAAAAACATCATGGAGAAGTTGAAGACTGCATTGTGTTTGGTCTTAGCGCTCTTACAGGCCGTAGTATATTATTTCATGCTATTATGGAAAACGGTGCAATATTTTATCGCCTACCAATTAGCGCGTTTATTCAACAGGGATTTGAACCATCCGGAGTGCCCGCAAGACGACTTGATGAACTACAGCTCTGGAATTGTTTTTCTTATTATCCTTCTGTCCATCGTTGGGATATATTAGACGGACAAGCCGGTAAGTATATCGGAAAAGACAAGAAATGGCACCCAGGAAAATATTTATTTACAGTTGACTTTGCACATCCAGAGTCTAATATACTCGACACTGATCATTCAGAGATTCCGCACGAACATAAGTGCGCTCACATAATTGCCCTCGATGACGGTAATTTTGCAGCACAACCTAACAACAGATGTATATGGGATATACCTTCTTTCACTGTGAAAGATAATATTCCTGACTGGAAAGTGCAGACTTCTGAATGGAATGTAGAAGATAGTAGAGCATGGCGGACAGAAGATACCGACAAGTTCTTCTATGAAATCGAGGAGAAAAAAAATGATTGATAAAATGAAAAGTAAAGCTATGCATTACTGGTCAGACCACAAGATTGAATGTCTTGTAGTTGCTGTACTTATTGTAGCTTACATAGTTAAGTAATGATTATGGAGTGTGCTAGGATGGATTATAAATTTACAGCGATGTTAATTATTGCTCTTTGTCTCCTAGCATTCTTCGGAGGTCCCAATGTCCAATAAACCATTAGATATAGGAGAAGAGGCAAGAGTGCAGATGCCAATGAAGACGGTAGCTAGCCTTATAATTCTAGTTGCAATGGGCGTGTTCGCATACACAGAGCTTACTGCAAGACTAGTATCTCTGGAGACATCACGTGAGTTGTTTGAAAATGATTTGTTAAAGAAGTCTGAACAAGTGCCCACGGACCAGGAGCAACATTTTTTATTGGA